TTTAGTGAAGGTGAAAAACAAAGAATTGATCTGGCTCTACTTTTCACGTGGCGCCAAATCGCCAAAATGAAAAATTCAGCAGCTACTAATCTACTGATCCTTGATGAAACATTTGACTCTAGTCTAGACCACGATGGTATTGATAATCTATTGAAGATCCTTGGTACACTTGATGAAGGTACTAACGTCTTCGTAATATCTCATAAGGGCGATATCTTAGATGGCAAATTCAGATCAAAAATCGAGTTCACAAAAGAACACAACTTCTCGAAGATGGTACTTAATAGCGATTAATCCGTGGTACAAATGGTACTACGATCATACGACTGGTGAGAGTCGTCATGAGAGGTATCGTTAACTATAAGGAAAATTTATCATAATAATAAAAAAATATTATTAAAAAAGTGAAAAAAAACGTTTACATTTGCGTCGAGTATGATATAATATACTTATAGATTGATGGAGAAGCTTATGAATAACAACCCTATGATTGCCAAACTACTGGCAAAAGAGAATATCTCGGTAGAACATGGTAACTACCGTACAGCATTCTTTGATGTAGAGAAACGAGTCCTTGGTCTTCCAATGTGGAAAGACATGGGTAAGAACGTTTATGATCTACTTATTGGTCATGAGGTTGGTCATGCTCTCTTCACTCCAGCTGATGGCTGGCACGATTCAGATAAAGAAATCCCAGGCGTACCACGCGCATATATTAACGTAGTTGAAGATATCCGTATCGAAAAACTTATTCAGCGTAAGTATCCTGGCTTAGTTCGTTCATTCAAGCTTGGTTATAGCGCATTGGACGAAAAAGACTTCTTTGGCATTGAAAACAAAGACATTGATGGACTACACATTGCAGATCGTATCAATCTAAAAGCTAAACTTCGCGATCTTATTAATGTTGATTTTTCTGAAGACGAAGTTGCAGTTGTTGAGCAATGCTTTAAAGTAGAAACTTGGGAAGACGTACTCGAGGCTTGTAAAGCTCTTTACGACTTTGTAGAAGCTAACAAAGAGGAGAATGGCGATGAAGAAAACGCTGAAGTTAAAATGGATTTCAACCTTGATGATACTACTGACGGTGATGGACAAGATTCTGGATCTTCTACCGACAGTCAAGCCAACGACGATGATCTCGACATGGCTAGTTCTAAAGCGGATGGATCTGCTGGAGAAAAAGATTTTGACCCTCAGGATGAAGAACTAAAAGAGCAGCTCAAAGAGATTATTGCTAAAGAGTTCGGCAAATCAGAAGAAGAACCAGTTAAAGAAGTAGAAGCTGGTCCTTCTAGTGCTGGCCATGATGGTCACTATTCAGAGACTCACCAAGCATTCCGTGATCGTGAAGATGATCTACTCGATATGGATGAGAACGGTCGTATGGATGAAGTCATCAAGGGTATTACCCGAGCTCAACTTAACGAAATGCTTATCACTTATAAAGAAGTTTTCGATCAGCGTGATGAGTTTAAACGTGAAAAAGAAGATGAGTGGAAACTTTATCATGGCATTACAGAAGCTATTGAAGAAGCTGGAAATGCTTTCGTAAAATTCGAAGCTGAAAGTAAAAAGTTTGTGAATGTCATGGCCAAAGAATTTGAAATGCGCAAGATGGCATATCGTTATAAGCGTGCTCAAACCGCTCGTTCTGGTTCACTTGATATGAATAAGCTTCATAACTACAAATTGACTGACGATATCTTCAATCGTGTTACTACCTTGGCTGATGCTAAGTCACACGGTATGATTATGTTTATTGATTACTCAGGTTCAATGGGTGGTGTTATTGTAGATGTTATTAAGCAGACTATGATTCTTGCTTCATTTTGCAAAAAGGTTAATATCCCATTTGAAGTTTACTCATTCACAACTGGTCGTCGTGGTGATGTTGCTCCAACTGAAGTTAACCACATTGACCATGATCGTACTAAAGTTGTTCAGCTTCTAACTTCAAATATGAAAAAAGCTGACTATGTTCGAGCTTACAAAGAAATGTTTATGGTTGCTCACGGTCACACTTATGGCCGTATCCCATACGCTCCAGTTGATGGCTTTGGTGGTACTCCACTTAATGAAGTTATCATGGGTTCACGTTTCATTATTCGTGATTTCAAAGCTAAGTTCGGTATTCAAAAAACAAATGTTGTATTCCTAACTGATGGCGATGCTCAAAGCATGTATATCAAAAGCGATTACGATAACGAGAATCCAGTTCGTAATACTATTATCGATGTTGATGGTAACTTTGTTCGCGGCGGTGGTCGCTTTGATCGTGGTGGTAGCCTAACTAAGAATTTGCTTACTTTGCTTGGTAAAGAAGCTAACATCGTTGGTTACTTCATTGCTGATTCTAACCACTCATTCCGTGGCAAGGTATGGGAAGCAGCTGATAAATATGTGTTTGATGATGAAATGAAAGAACTTCGTAAAAAGTTCAATAAACAAAAGTTTATTCAGTTTGATAAAGCCGCTGGCTATGATAAGTTCTTCATTCTCAAAGGTGATAAGGGTTCATTGGATACTGAAGCTGATGAGTTCGAAGTAAGCAATGATGCTAAAAAAGGAGAAATCCAACGAGCATTTAAGAAGCACGCAGCTTCTAAGAAAAGCAATAAGATCTTGGCAACGGAATTTGCCAAGATGGTAGCTTAGTCTCCTTAGCTCAGTTGGATAGAGCAACAGCCTTCTAAGCTGTGGGTCGCAGGTTCGAATCCTGCAGGGGACGCCAATCTTGGTGTGGTCGAAATGGTTAGGCAACGGATTGCAAATCCGTATTATGCAGGTTCGAGTCCTGTCACCAAGTCCAATTATAACTATAACAAAGGAGTGTCATGTACAATAGAAATCAAAAGAGGTATGGGAATAAAGAAATCACAAATAAAGTTATTGTTGATGGTAACTTTGAGAAAGCTCTTAGAATATTCAAAAAGAAAGTTCGTAGAGCTGGAATTATCGAAGAAGTAAAACGTCGAGCATACTATACAAAACCTTCTGAAGCTCGACAGATAGCTAAAAAGAAAGCTATTAAGAGAGAAGAGAAGCGTAGATTAAAAGCCGAGATGGTGTAACTGGCAGCACGTTGGTCTCCAAAACCAAAAGTTGAGGTTCAAATCCTTGTCTCGGTGCCAAATTAGGTTTGCGGGTATGGTGGAATTGGTATACACAAGGGACTTAAAATCCCTCGCCTTAATGGATTGAGAGTTCGAGTCTCTCTACCCGCACCACTAATGATAAATTTTTTTTATTATAATGATAAAAAAATAATATTAAAAAAGTGAAAAAAAACCTTTACATTCGCCGAGACTATGATATAATATACATATAAAGTGGAAAAGGAGAGGTTATTATGAAAATCAAATCAACTATCGGTTTCATTCTTATTATTACTGGCTTAATGGCAGTTGCTGGATCAGCTGGAGACTGTGATGGCAAATGTATGGATCAGGCTAATACTCTAGGCGAAATGTTTATGGTTATTGCAGCCGGATTGTTCGCAATGGGCGTTGGAGCTCTTGCAGTTTTTTCAGAAAATAAGTGAAAAAACAGTTTACTTTTACGAGAGACTATGGTATAATATTACTATAGTAAATGATGGAGATCTTATATTATGATTATTAAATTGGCTCAAGAACTGGCGAATCGTTTCCCAGATCAAAATGAATTCTTTAAAAAGACTGTGGTCCAACTAGGTGTTGAACTTGGCATGTCGGAAGCTGAAGCTTCTCGTTTCGTCTTAGCTCAACCTAAAGTTCGCCGTGGTGTTTACAACTTGGAAGCTCAGTTACTTCCATTCCGTCGTACTGTTGAGGACCAACCACAAATGTCTGGTGGCGTAAGCTCTATTTCTAATGACGAGGTATTCGTACCAGATGCGGATCCTACATATGTTCCTTGGGGTCACTTCAAGGATGTAGAATCGATTATTCGTTCTGGTGTCTTCTACCCAACTTATGTTGCTGGTCTATCCGGTAACGGTAAAACATTCATGGTTGAACAAGCATGTGCTCGTCTTGGCCGTGAATATGTTCGAGTTCAAATCACTCCTGAAACTGATGAAGATGATTTGATCGGTGGTTTCCGTCTTGTGAATGGCGAAACAATTTTCCAAAAAGGTCCTGTTATCAAGGCTATGGAAAAAGGTGCTATTCTACTCATTGACGAGATTGACCGTGGCTCAAACAAACTGATGGCACTACAAGGTGTCATGGAAGGTAAGCCTGTTCTCATCAAGAAAACTGGTGAGATGGTTAAACCAGCTCCTGGCTTTAATATCTTTGCTACTGCAAATACTAAAGGTCAAGGATCTGAAGACGGTAAGTTTATTGCCGCAACAATTATTGACGAAGCGTTCTTAGAGCGTTTCACTATTACAATGGAACAACCTTATCCTACTCTTGCTACTGAGCGTAAGATCCTCATGAAGCACATGGAAAAGTTTTCTAAAGTAGATAAAGACTTTGCCGAAAATCTAGTCGTATGGAGTGAAACAATCCGTAAGACTTTCGAAGATGGCGGTGTAGATGAAATCATCTCAACTCGTCGTCTTTGCCACATCGTTCAGTCATTCTCTATCTTCAACGATAAGATGAAAGCAATTGAACTTTGTATTTCTCGCTTTGACCTTGATACTAAGGAAGCTTTCCTTGATCTTTACACTAAAGTAGATTCAGATGTTATTGGCTCTGAGGTTACTACTGAAAGTGGAGTAGAGAATGAGTATTAATTATAAGTTTCGTGAAGGCGAACTCATCGATGAGTTTAAAGCCTATATTGATTCGACTTACTCTGGCCATTATGGTCAGGGTGGGTTGCAAAGTTCAGAAGTTATCGTAGATCGTGGTCGCGGTTTAGATTTCTTCCTTGGCAATGTTGATAAGTACAATTGTCGTTATGGCAAAAAAGGTACATCAGCTGATCATCGAAAAGATCTAATGAAGGTATTACATTATGCTTTATTAGCTTTATATGAGCATGATCGTATAAATAATAGTGGATACACTAATGGTGGAGACTACAAAGTATCAAATTTTGACGAATTGACATACGGCGAAGTTCAAACAGCTAGAAAACTAGCTGATGCTACTCCTCAGGAATGGAATGCCGCAAATTTAAACTATGATAAGGTAACGTATAATTATGAAAGTAAGTAATGTAACACAAGCGATTTTGAAAAACTTCGCATCAATTAATTCCAACATTGTAATCAATGCTGGTTCAGAATTAAAGACTATTGCTGAGGCTAAAAATGTACTCGCTAAAGCAACAGTCGAAGAATCGTTTGATACTCCATTTGGTATCTACGATCTTAACGAGTTCCTCGGCGTGATGGCCATGTTCGATGATCCGGAACTCACAGTAGCAGACGACGCTCTCTCCATCAAAATCTCTCAAGGTCGTCGCTCTGTGAAATACTTCTTTAGTGCTCCGGATATTCTAACCTCTCCATCAAAAGACATCGTCATGCCATCCGCCGAGGTAACCTTTACTCTTACAGCCGATGACTTCTCTCAGCTTCGTAAAGCTGCAGCTACTCTTGGCGTATCAGATGTACAGGTTACCAAAAATGATACGGGTGTAACACTTATCGTTACAGACGTTAAGGATTCCACAGCTAACACGTTTAGTTTGGATGTTGAAGCTACTAGCGTATGTGATGAGGACTTTAAGTTCAACTTCAATATCGGTAATTTCAAATTTGTGGCTGGTGACTATGAAGTGGTTATCTCTTCAAAGCTAATCAGTCACTTTAAAAATCTCAATGCTCCAGTAGAGTATTGGGTTGCTCTCGAGAAAAACTCAACTTTTGGAGGTTAATGAAATGAGTGAAGAAACTCAAGCCCCAGCGGCAGAAGATCAGGCGCCAATTCAATTGGGCCTGAACGATCTGGCTGCAGTGATTCAAATCATCGACGTTTGTTCTAAGCGTGGAGCGTTTGAAGGCGCTGAGCTAGAATCAGTTGGTCAAGTACGCGGTCGTATCGCTGCATTTGTTAAAGCAAATGCTCCTCAGAAAGAGGAAGGCGAGGCAGAAGCCGAAGCACCTGCTGAAGAACCTGCAGCTGAGTAAGCAATAGGGTGATGCCTTAACACATCCGCGGGAGGCCACGGTTAGCCTCCCATTCTTTTCTTATTATGGAGTATATTATGTTGTCAAATCCGAAAGATCGTGAATCCCTTCTCAATGGCATCAAAGAGATGTCTAATTCTATGACGCGCGTAGACGCGGAAAAAGATTTCCAAAAGGATGTAATCGAAAAACTTGCTGATGAACTCAGCATTGATAAGAAATACATTCGTAAACTAGCTTCAATCTATCACAAACAGAACT